TCAAACAACAGATGGTGATATTACTGCGGCCAACGCCGCCGCCCTTACTGGCAAGCTCTGCCAGCTGGCCAATGGAGCCATTTATTCTGATGATGGCGATACTATCGAATTCCACGACAGGAAGCTGGACGCTTTGGAAGATTTAATTGAAGCAGCCAATGAAAAGCCGGTACTGGTGGCCTACTGGTTTAAGCATGACCTTAACCGCATCAAAAAACGATTTACCGTCAGGGAGATCAAATCCAGCCAGGACATCGCTGATTGGAACGCCGGAAAAATTCCGGTAGCTGTGATCCATCCGGCCGCAGCTGGCCATGGACTAAACCTGCAGACCGGTGGATCAACCCTAATCTGGTTTGGGCTGACCTGGTCTCTTGAGCTATACCAGCAGACCAACGCCCGCCTATGGCGTCAGGGTCAAAGCAGCAAAACCGTGATCATCCTACACCTTATCACAAAAGGCACCATTGACGAGCAGATCTTAAAAGCCCTATCTGAAAAGAACCTGACACAGCAATCACTGATTGATGCAGTGAAAGCTGATCTGAAAATCTGAGACAATCAATGACAATCCGAGGAAACTATTATTCGGAGGTACGATTATGGAACCCTATCAAAGTTTAGTCAATGCGCTTATTATTCAGGCAGTTAAAGACTACCGAAAAGCAATTCGATTTTTGAAGCATCATCCCCACACACCAGAGCTTGATAACGATCCTCAACAAAATACGCTGCGAGATAAAGTTATCAAAAATGAGAATGAACGAGATGCTGCTGAGCGCTTCTTTCGGTCTGGATGGTTTGAGATGCTCTCCTCCCTGGATGGCGAGGTTCTGTTAAAAAAGGTTTGTGAAATGGAGGAGGGCTGAGATGACCGCTTTGGATTTTTTAAGCCAAGCTTACCGGTTGGATCTTCGCATCGACAGTAAACTGGAACAGATTAATTCTTTAAATGAACTGGCGACAAAATGCACCGCTACCATCAGCGATATGCCCCGCAGCCCCAACCAGAGCATTTCTTCGATGGCGGATACCGTTGCAAAGATCGTTGACCTTCAAATAGAAATTGACCGGGACATTCATCAGTTGATCGACATCAAGCGGCGGATTGTTGCCAGCATTAAAGCTGTGGACAATAAGGAATTCCAGACGTTACTTGAGCTTCGGTTCCTTTGCGGTTGTACCTGGGAGGAAATTGCCATTAAGATGGGCTTTAGCATCCAGCACACCTATCGGATGCGTGATCGAGCTTTGAAGAAAATCGTCGTCAACGAAAGTGGAGAGTAAATGAGAGTTGATGTTAATACCCAATGTGGTATAATGGTATTGTGAAAAAAGTAGGCGCAGGCCACCACGGGAGAAATCTCATGGTGGCTTTTCTTATGCCCAAAACGAGGTGAACATTATGCCGAGAAAACCTAAGCGTCCCTGCAGCTACCCCGGTTGTAAAGAATTAACCAATGGCCGGTTCTGCGAGGAACACCAGAAATTATCGGAGCAACATTACAATAAGTATCAGCGTGACCCAGAGACCCGGAAACGTTACGGTTGGTCATGGAAGCGCATCCGTGATCGTTACATCAGAAACAATCCCCTTTGTGAGATGTGTTTAAAAAAAGGAAAGCTGACCCCAGCCCAGGAAGTTCATCATATCAAACCGTTGTCAAAGGGTGGTACCCATGACGAAAAGAACCTGATGGCGTTGTGCAGCAGCTGTCACTCCACCATCACGGCTCGGGAAGGTGGCCGGTGGGGGTAGTCAAATCGCTAAAACGTGTTGCAAATGCAACGGGCATGGGGGCACGTGCGAAAAGTCGCAATTTCAAGAGACCATATAGGAAAAAGCAAAGAAAGGACGGTGTATTCAGATGGCCAACGGTCACGGCGGTTCCCGAGTTGGAGCCGGAAAAAAGAAGAAAGCATTAGTGGATAAACTGATGGACGGTAACCCTGGTAAACGTAAACTGACGGTATTGGAATTTTCTGACACCGCCAAGCTAGAAGGCCAGGACATGCCGCCACCTAAAGAATATCTTAGCGCCACCCAGAAAAATGGCAAGCCGCTGATGGCGGCTGACGTTTATGAAATTACCTGGCAATGGCTGGCCGAACGGGGCTGCGCCCAACACGTTTCAGCGCAATTAATCGAGCAGTATGCCATGGCGGTGTCCCGTTGGATTCAGTGTGAAGAATCAATTACTGAGTTTGGCTTTCTGGCCAAGCATCCCACCACCGGGAATGCAATCCCATCACCCTTTGTTGCGATGTCTCAAAGTTTCATGAAATTGTCAAATAATCTCTGGTATCAGATATACCAGGTGGTCAAAGAAAACTGCGCCCAGGAATTTAAAGGCAGCAATCCCCACGATGACGTGATGGAACGACTGCTCACTGCTAGACGCGGTGAATAAAATTAGGAGGAACCAGAATGGATATTCAAAAAATACCGGTAAAGAAAATTAAACACGCAAAATATAACCCGAGGAAGAATCTCAAACCCGGTGATGCCGAGTATGAGAAGCTAAAGCGATCTATTAAAGAATTCGGTTACGTCGAGCCGGTCATCTGGAACCAGCGCACCGGCAACATCGTTGGTGGCCACCAGCGCTTTAAGGTACTGACCCAGTTGGGTGAAAAAGAAGTGGATTGCGTGGTTATGGATATGGATGATGAAAAAGAAAAGGCTCTAAATGTCGCCCTGAATAAGGTTTCCGGAGATTGGGATATGCCGCTGTTAACAGATCTGCTAAAAGATCTTGATGATAGCGGCTTTGATCTTTCCCTGACCGGTTTTGATCTGGCTGAAATCAATGAACTTTTTGAAGTGGCGTGTAAAAATGATGTTGATGAAGATCAATTTGATATTGATAAAGCACTGGAGGAAGATTCTTTTGTGCAACAAGGCGATGTGTGGCTTTTAGGCCGGCATCGCCTTTATTGTGGGGACTCCACAAATGAGGAAGATGTCAAAATACTGATGGACGGTAAATTGGCGAATCTTTGTATTACTGATCCTCCCTACGCCTGTAACTATACCGGTGGCACTGGAATGAAGATTATGAATGATAACCTCAAAGGAGAAGCTTTTTACAGCTTCCTGTTTTTGGCTATTAAGAATGCCTATAATTCTCTTGCCGATGGGGCGGCGATTTACATTTTTCATTCTGATGCAGAAAAGGTTAACTTCTTCAATGCCACGGTTAATGCAGGATTTCATTATTCAACCACTTGTATTTGGGTAAAAAATGCTCTGGTGCTTGGCCGAATGGACTATCAGATGCGGCACGAGCCGATTATCTATGCCTTTAAAGATACCACGAGGCACAAATTCTATGGTGACCGTAAGCAAACCACAATATGGGAATTTGATAAACCTTCGAAATCAAAGTTGCATCCTACAACAAAACCATTGCCACTTATTGCCTATCCGATGAAAAATTCATCTCAGACAAATGGCATCGTACTTGACTTGTTTGGAGGAAGCGGTTCTACGCTAATAACCGCTGAACAGCTAGATCGTATTGCCTTCCTTATGGAACTGGACCCCAAATATGCATCTGCAATTGTTAGAAGGTATACTGCTTACAACGGCGATACGAGCGATGTGTTTGTTATTCGCAACGGCAAAAAATTAGATTGCAAGGATATCTATATACCAACAGAAAATGATTTAGTGTTAAAAGATGTCCGTGTTGATAATACGCAGAAAGGGAGAAAAAAAGGCAGCAGTGATGAGTAATATTTGTTACCGATTTCCAGCCGGAGAAGACGTTGGTTACGGCCAACTTCCAGATGGGACAGAGTTTAAGTTTGACGCTATTTATCATGAGAAAATAAAAGATGTAAAATTTTACCGAAGTGAAAAAAATGCACCCAATAGAAGAACTTACATCGTTGACCGCTGCGGCAAAAAAATCCATGCGTATTTACTTGGTGAAACACAAGGTTATGAAGTGGATCATATTAACCTGGACACCTTTGATAATCGAATGTGTAATCTTAGAGTGTGTACGCATCAGCAAAACCAATGCAATCAGCCGTTGCAGAAGAATAATACTTCTGGAATTACTGGGGTAAGTTTTTATGCACCCAGAAATAAGTACCGGGCAAGAATCAAAATCTGTCAGCATGATATTCATCTTGGATATTATGAAACCTTTGAAACGGCAGTCCAGGCACGAAATATAGGTATGGCATGTATGTTTGGAGAATATGGGATTTACAATGATACAGGAAATCCTTCTAAATGGTTAATCGAAAAAGTCATAAATATCTGTAAACGCTTTGTGAATTTATCAATTTGCGAAGCGTTTATTTTATCAGTAAGCGCTACAACGAAACCGTCAATTCCAATCAAAGAATTTCAGTTCTGCGAAAGAAGAAGGCCTTCCCGTATACTGGACTTTTACCGGTCGAATAACTCACCAACTTTGCAAAATACGACTTGCTAATTAGTACCTTTTGAGTCAGGAAGCAAGCGACCAGGAAGAAGTTGCAAAATACGACTTGCTAATTAGTACCTTTTGAGTGATATATAGACACAACAAAACTACATTTAAAGGAGATAAGATCATGAAAAAAGGTACATTACTTACAATCGGAAACGGAAAGAAAATCTATCAGGTGGTTGGCCGCTATGGTAAAGACATTGTCCTTGCGGCCACGAGCGAAAATGGTGATGAAGTGTTAATCTATGGACCTACAGAACTACAGGGGCTGATTGATGAAAAGCGCTTTGAACTGGTTGTCGAAGGTAAAATGAAATGTGGTGGCAAGAAATGAAACCTCAAAATTTAGCACCTGTCAAAAAAGGCGATCGAGTTCGGCTGATTTACATGTATGACCCTTACTCGACTCTGCCTGAAGGGGCCACTGGTACCGTGGACTGTATCGACGACATCGGCACCATTCACGTTTCATGGGATTGTGGCAGTCGCCTTGGGTTAATCGCTGGGGTTGATTCCTGGTTGGTGATTGAGAGCAGCAGTGCAGACGAAGGGGCGAAAGGTGAAAGACCATGACAAAAAAATACCAATTTACAGACTGTGATCGAAAAATCTTAGTAGCAGCCATTGGTGAAATCCTCCAGGTTCAGCCCGTCTACCAAGGGGTGCCATCCTTTGCCTACACCATTGGCGACTTTGAAGTTGATAAGCAAGGTACCCTGATTGTTGCTGAAGCGACTGCTGAAACGGCGGTAAATAGCCTACTTGAAAGCCTGCGGATAAGTGGATTCATGTATGAAATAGAAAAAACAAAAACTGAAATCCAAACCGAAGTCGAAACCCAAACTGATACCGAAAACCATGACATCCTGACCATTGAAATGCCTAAGGAAGGCTTCACCGATGAAGCCATGACTAACCTTGAAAACCTGATCAAAGGCAAAGGTGAGCTGATTAAAAAAGCCCTTGGCGTTGAAGCCCTACCGGTTGAGCTGTCCGTTGATACCATTTCCTTCCCCTGGTTTAAAGCCGATGCTGATCCCGAAGCCATCCAGGCCTACACCCGGTTCATTGCCGCCATTTGTGAGATGGCCAAAACGCAAAAGCGCATCTCGGCTACAGTAAAGACCGTCAACAATGAAAAGTATGCCTTCCGGTGTTTCCTGCTGCGGCTTGGCTTTATCGGGGATGACTACAAAACCAACCGCAAGATTCTGCTATCAAAGCTGTCAGGCAGTTCGGCTTTTAAAAGTGGTAAAAAAGCCGACACGGAGTAATTCTTTTGTGTTTCTTCCGAATTGACTTGCTATTAATGTCGTTTAGAGTGATATATGTACATGCAAACGGAACAAATACACTTTAAAGGAGAAGGAAACAATGTTAAGAGCAAAATTCGGAATCGAGATTGAATTTACCGGGATTACCAGAGAAAAGGCCGCAGAGATTGCCGCCAGCTTCCTAAACGGCACCTACGAGGAAGGTGGTACCTACTACGACACCAAAAAGGTCACTGCCCCGGATGGCCGGGTGTGGAAGTTCATGAGCGATGGCAGCATCAACTGCCAACGCAAATCACAAGGCCGCAGGGTCGCCGCTGGCAGAGACTACAGCGTTGAGCTGGTCAGCCCGATTCTTTCCTATCGGGATGACATTGCTACCCTGCAGGAGCTGGTGCGGCGGCTCAGACGCGCAGGAGCCTTTACCAACAGCTCCTGCGGTATCCACATCCATCTGGATGGCAAAGACCACTCACCCCGCAGTATTAAAAATTTCATCAACATCATCGCCAGCAAGAACGACCTTTTTTACAAAGCCCTGGAGATTGCTCCTCAGCGCATGGTCTACTGCAAAAAGATGGATGGCATCCTGATTGAAAAACTGAAAAAACAGAAGCCTACTACCATGGCCGAGCTTGAAGATATCTGGTATGACGGCTACAACGACAGCCGCCGGACTCACTACCACAACAGCCGCTACCATTTCCTGAACCTGCATAGCTTTTTTACCGGCCACCACACAGTCGAGTTACGGGGCTTCAACAGCATCCTCCACGCCGGAAAAATCAGAAGCTACATTGTTTTGGCCCTAGCCATCAACAACCAGGCCTTAACCCAAAAATGCGCTTCTGCCAAGAAGCCCCAGGTTGAAAATGAAAAGTTTGCCATGCGCACCTACTTAAACCGCATCGGCTTTATCGGTAGCGAGTTTGCCAACTGCCGTGAGCACTTAACTGCGGCCCTTACCGGCTCGGCAGCATGGCGGTATGGGGTGGCATGAGCTGCCCCCGGTTTAAAAGGAGGAAAAAGACATGAAGAATAAACTGTATTTGGCCTATGGCTCGAACTTAAATCTGGCCCAAATGACCAAACGTTGCCCCACTGCCCGGGTTGTCGAAACACTTACCCTCAACGGCTACCAACTGCTGTTTAAAGGCCCCCACGATGGCGCTGTGGCCACTATTGAACCCCAACAAGGCAGCCGGGTGCCTGTGCTGGTCTGGAAAATCACCCCCGAAGATGAAGCCGCCCTGGACCATTACGAAGGCTGGCCGATTCTTTATCGAAAAGAAACCATCACCGTCGCTATCGGTAAACGGCTTACCAAAGCCATGGTTTATTTGATGAACGAGAACCGGCCCTTGGGGCTGCCAAGCTGTTACTACTACAGCGTCATTCTGGAAGGCTACAAAGCAGCCGGGTTTGATCTTGGCATCTTGCGGCAGGCGGTCAGTGATTCAACCGAAATTTATACGGAATAGTAGCAATAAAATAATATAGTGTGCTTTAAAGGCGATATAACTTGCTATTAGTGTCACTTAGAGTTAATATGTACACAATAAAGAAAAGGAGGCAAACGCCATGAAAGAAGAAAGAATTAGCCAAAAAGACTACGAGAACCTTTTGAAAATCGCCAAACAAACACTACCGGCGATCAGAGAAAGAGGAGACCTTGAAACAAGGGACCACGATGCAGAAGACTTCATTGAAACCTCGGTTTGGAGCCTTAAGGAAGCCTTGATACAGGCTTTTGAAAGCGGAAGAAAACAAAAATAACAAGCTTCAGAAAAAGGCTGAAAACTAGCCTTTTTCTCGTAGCGATTATTGTCCTTTGAATTGAATATAAACTTTATACGCAGCTCTGCAAGGGGGTGCTTTTTTGTTGTCTTTTTTTATCGGCAACGAGGAAAGGGAAAAACATGGATCTTGAAATAGGAACCATGGGTACCGCTGTGGCCCAATTACAAAACGATTTGAATTTCTGCGCTTATGACGCTGGACCGGTTGATGGCGACTTCGGAAGGAAAACCGAGGAAGCCGTACTGGCGCTGCAAGCCTATCATGGTTTAGAACAGGATGGCATTTATGGCGACCAATCCGATGCCGCCCTAATGGGAGAAGTCCGGATAATTCAGGAAGCGCTAACAAAACATGGCTACCACCTCGCAATCGATGGCGCTGTCGGCTCAGAAACCCTGGCGGCCATCACAGATTTTCAGAAAAAGAATGGGCTGACTGTTGACAGGATTGTTGGCAACGAAACCCTGAAATCTCTAGGTATTGAAATACCTCGGGCTGTCAATCAGTCAGAAACGGTTGTACCTTCACCAACGGTTAAACCGCTGCCAGCCGGAAACGGCAAGGGTCAGTTGGTCTGCATCAACCCCGGCCATGGTGGATCCGATCCCGGAGCCTGCGGCAACCTGCAGGAGAAGGACATGAACCTGGTGGTGAGCCTGAGACTGGGTCAACTGCTGCAGGAACGGGGCTTTGAAGTCGTTTACACCCGAGTCGATGATCGCTGGATGGCTTTGAGTGACCGTCCAGCCATTGCCAATGCCAACAATGCCGATATTTTTGTCAGTATCCATCACAATGGATCAGCCAGTCCAGAATCCAGTGGTACCCTGGTCATTTGTTACCCCGGTAGTACCAATGGATTAAGACTGGCACAGCTGGTGCTCAATGGGATGTGCAATCGCATGGGGTTAAGCAACCGTGGGATTATCCAGCGTGATGATTCTGATGTCACTTACTCCCTGATGCCAGCAATTATCACCGAAGGGATGTTTGCCACCTCACCCAGCGACTGTCATTTCTTTAGTAATGGTGGTGCGGAGCTGGAAGCTCAAGGAATTCTAGAAGGAATCCTGGCCTATTTTAACAATTAAGAACATCAGTATTTCAAAGAAAGGAGCTGGCCACCATGCGCCATTTGGATATTTATCAGCAAACCCTGTTTAAAAAAGAAACTTCTATCTACGATCAAAACCGAGCCGATCTGGCGGTTTCATTTATCAATTGCCTTAAGCATACCAAAGGCCAATGGCATGGCCAGCCCTTTGAATTGATTGATTGGCAGGAGCAGATCATCCGGGATGTCTTTGGGATTCTAAAACCCAATCAGGCCCGGCAGTTTAACACCGCCTACATCGAGATCGCTAAGAAGCAGGGGAAGCAGTTGGCGCTTGATACAATTATTCCAACGCCGAACGGTTATACAACAATGGGTGATATTGCCGTTGGTGATACTGTTTTTGACGAGAAGGGCCAGCCTTGCTGTGTGGTTGCAAAAAGTAAGATCGATTTTTTCGAACAAGCTTATCGTATTACATTTAAAGATGGTGAAGTTATTGAAGCAGGGGAAAACCATCAATGGGTAGGGGAATACACTTATGGCAAACGCAAGAAGCGGATGATGACAACCGGTGAAATTTTTCGCATGCCCAAAGATAAAGGGTGTACTCGTTTTAGAATTCCGGTTGCCGATTGCATCAAAAACGACACGGCTGACTTGCCAATAGAGCCATATTTGATGGGTTATTGGCTTGGTAACGGCAATGCCGTCAAACCTGAAATCACGATAAAAACCGAAGACGTCGCCGGTGTGCTAAAGCATATCATCCCCTTTTACGAAGTCGTCAGCACGTGGAAAAATGTCGGTGATAGTCTGGTTTTTCGGATACCCGCACTCAGACCAATACTATTAAAAAGCTATCACGAAAAGGTAATACCGATTGATTATTTACGTTCTTCGAAAGAGCAACGAATACGATTGCTTTGGGGACTGATGGATTCCGATGGTTCGATCAATGTTAAAGGCCAGGCGATTTATACATCAACCGAAAAAGCCTTATCAGAAAGCGTCAGCGAGTTGTTATGGGGTTTGGGAATTAAAAATGCGATTACCGTTGCACCCTCAACGCAAAGAAAAGATTGGAGACAAAAAAGTAAAGAATGTGGCAGAATTGCCACCGGAGAAACACTATACTATGTAAAATTCACCGCTTTTAGTGACATTTCGGTCAGCGGATTGTATCGGAAACAAGCCAGATCTGTAAAGCGAAACCCTGAAACACGAAGTCACTACCGATACATCGATAAAATTGAGCCCATAACCAATAACGGAATGCAGTGCATTCAAGTGGATAGTCCGTCTCATCAATATCTGGTGGGGCGCTCTTTTTTGCCAACCCATAACAGTGAACTGGCGGCTGCGGTAGCCCTGCTCTTAACCTGTGGCGACTACGAGCATGGCGGTGAAATCTACGGCTGTGCTTCGGATCGTCAGCAAGCCTCGATTGTTTTTGATGTGGCCGTCGATATGGTCGATCAATGTCCAGCCCTTAAATCCCGAATCAAACCAATCTTATCCCAAAAGCGACTGGTCTATAAACCGCTGGGTAGCTTCTACCAGGTATTGTCTGCGGAAGCATATACCAAGCATGGACTTAACGTCCACGGCGTTGTCTTTGACGAATTACATGCCCAACCTAATCGAAATCTCTATGACGTCATGCTCCATGGCTCCGGTGATGCCCGAAAGCAACCCCTCTACTTTTTAATCACCACCGCTGGAACCGATCGACATTCCATTTGCTGGGAAGTCCATCAGAAAGCCGAGGATATTTTGGCTGGACGGAAGATTGATCCCACCTTTTATCCAGTAATTTATGGTGCTGGAGAAAATGAGGACTGGACCGATCCCAAGGTCTGGCAAAAAGCCAATCCATCAATGGGCATCACCGTTGACATCGAAAAGATCCAGGTTGCATGTGAAAATGCCAAGGAAAACCCGGCTGAAGAGAACCTTTTCCGACAGTTGCGACTCAACCAATGGGTCAAACAATCCGTCCGGTGGATGCCGATGGAGAAGTGGGATCAGTGCGATCAGATGATCGAACCGGACGATTTGCTTGGCCGAGAATGCTATGGCGGCCTGGATCTTTCCAGCTCGATTGACATCACCGCCTTTGTCTTGGTCTTTCCCCCGAAGTATGATGATGAGAAATATGTCATCATGCCCTTTTTCTGGATTCCTGAAGAAAACATCGAACAGCGAGTCCGTCGGGATCACGTCCCATACGATGTGTGGGAAAAGCAAAATCATATGCAGACCACTGAAGGAAATGTCGTTCATTACGGTTTTATCGAAAACTTCATTGACGCATTGGGCACCAGGTATAACATCAGAGAAATCGCCTTTGACCGCTGGGGCGCGGTTCAGATGGTGCAAAACCTGGAAGGATTAGGTTTTACCGTCGTTCCCTTTGGACAGGGATTTAAGGATATGTCGCCACCAACAAAAGAGCTCATGAAACTGACGCTGGAGGAGAAGATCGCTCATGGCGGACACCCAGTTCTGAGATGGATGATGGACAACATCTTTGTTCGGACTGATCCGGCGGGAAACATCAAACCGGATAAAGAAAAATCCACTGAGCGGATTGATGGCGCCGTGGCCACCATTATGGCGCTGGACCGGGCAATACGCTGCGGTGGGAATATGGGTGGCAGTGTTTATGATGAGCGAGGGATATTAGTTCTATAGTTGTTTGCAAATTATTCTTGACAAAATTCCACAATAGGAATACAATAAAGACAATTCCAGATAAGGAACATATAAAGAATACATTTGCGAAGGAGATTAAATTTGGAAAAGGAACGATATGCATCTGTTCGACCTAATGCTGAATTACTAATAATTTTTGAATCAATTAAAAGAGTTGAGTGTGCACAGGATAGAGATAGACAAGCAATTTTTGACAGAGCAATGCGATATGTTGTTGGTTTAAAGGATAAGAATATCCTTAAGAGCATCATGAGAAAAAAAACGGAGGTCATAAAAATAGAAGACATACCTGCATCTTTGAAAGTGAGGGTTAATGAAGAATTATTTGAAAAAACAGTTAAAGTATTTCGTGAAGTTTTCAAAATTGAGAGAGTAAAAACCCGTTATCTTATGGAAGTGACATTGATGGCTTATTTGAGTTACATTGAAAAAGAAATGAATTTTTCTAATGAACCAGAAAAAAACAAAATTGATATTTTACATCCCATTAGGATTAAACTTGAAGAATGGATTAATTATGAGATTAATAGCCCCAAATGTTCCTATGCAGGAAATGAAACGGTTCATGATATTTTTAGAGCTTTGAACGATACTGATTGTAAATTGACGGGTGGGAATTTATTAGCTGATACCATATTTTCTCTTTGGAACCCATTAAAAATGGTGTTAGATTTTTTGAATTCAGGAGAAACGTTTTACAAAATTGATAAATATGGATCAGATAAGAATTTTTATTTAAAAAAGATAAAAAATAATCTTGATAAATATTTACCTGTCGAAAACGAGCTGGTTAAAGAATTATGTATATTTGCTAAATTGTCAATGCAAAGGGAAAATGTCATGCTTTTACCAGATAGAAAGATGCAATCAAGAGGAAAATGTTTTTTAGATCAAATGCCCAAAACGCTTTTTGAGTGTTTTGGTAACGGAAAGTATGCTTCATACTTTCAAACAGAGGATGTCACATCGTGGATTAAAAGAGAAAAGCTTGAAATGTTTTTTTATGATAATGAAGTTGATAAAGATAAGATTAAGCCACTAATTAAAAGAATGAAAGCCAATGAATTTGAATGGTTAAAAGATGGAGAAGAATTACATGAAATGATTAAAAGCTTTAACAACATTTTAATATTGAGACAGACGGAATTTAATAGATAATGAATTTATTTATAATTAAGGCATCTCACCCGAGGTGCTTTTTTTACGCCCATTTTTAAGGAGGAACCCATGAGTCGATTAAGAGACCTATTCCATTCCCGCGATAAGCCAAAAAATTATCTGGATAACAACCCCTTCAGTTTTTTCTTCGGTGGAACAACCGCTGGGAAAACCGTCAATGAACGAACAGCCATGCAGACGACAGCCGTATACTCCTGTGTGCGGATCCTGGCCGAAACCATCGCCAGCTTACCGCTTCATACCTATCATTACACTGACAATGGCAAAGAAAAAGCTGAGGAGCATTCTTTATATCGGCTCCTCCAACATGAACCAAACCCTGAGATGACTTCTTTCGTGTTTCGAGAAACACTGATGAGTCATCTTTTGCTTTGGGGCAATGCTTATGCTCAGATTATTCGGGATGGAAGGGGACAGGTGTTGGCGCTGTATCCCTTAATGCCAGACAAAATAACGGTTGATCGAGCCGCCAATGGTGAGCTTTTTTACAAATATCAGAGTGATAAGGGCGAAGTGGTGATGCGAAAAGAAATGGTTCTGCATATTCCTGGCCTTGGTTTTGATGGTTTAATCGGTTATTCACCGATAGCCATGGCCAAAAACGCCATCGGGATGGCCATTGCCACCGAAGAGTATGGTTCTAAGTTTTTTTCCAATGGAGCAAATCCCGGGGGTGTTTTGGAGCATCCTGGGGTGGTCAAAGATCCCAAACGGGTCCGGGAAAGCTGGAACTCGGTCTATCAGGGCAGCAGCAACGCCCATCGGATCGCCGTTTTAGAAGAAGGGATGCGGTTTACCTCCATAGGAATCCCCCCGGAACAGGCCCAGTTTCTGGAAACCCGCAAGTTTCAGATCAATGAAATCGCCCGGATTTTCAGGATTCCACCCCATATGATTGGAGATTTGGAGAAGTCCAGTTTTTCCAATATTGAACAGCAGTCGCTGGAGTTTGTCAAATATACCCTGGATCCCTGGGTGATTCGCTGGGAACAATCGATGCAGAAAGCCCTGCTGAGTGACAGCGAAAAAAGCCAATACTTTATCCGCTTCTCGGTGGATGGTTTATTACGTGGGGATTACGCTTCCCGCATGGCCGGGTATGCCACCGGGCGACAAAACGGCTGGCTATCCACCAATGATATCCGGGAGCTGGAAAACCTCAATCGGATCCCTGAAGATTTAGGTGGCGATCTTTACCTGATTAACGGTGCCATGACAAAACTAGAAGATGCTGGTGCCTTTGCAAATACCAACACAAATGAAAGTGAGGAAACAAATGAAGAAATTTTGGAATTGGATTAAAAATGAAGATGGTTCACGGACCCTGTACCTTAATGGTGCCATTGCGGAGGAAAGCTGGTTCGGTGACGAAATAACCCCCAAGCAGTTTAAATCAGAACTTGTCTCCGGTGAAGGCGACATTGATATCTGGATTAACAGTCCCGGAGGTGATTGTATTGCGGCCAGTCAAATTTACAACATGCTGATGGACTATAAGGGAAACGTCACGGTCAAGATTGATGGGATTGCGGCCAGTGCTGCCTCTGTCATTGCCATGGCCGGAACAACGGTCAAAGTCTCACCGACAAGTTTGATGATGATTCACAACCCCTTGACGGTGGCGATTGGCGACAGCACGGAAATGAAAAAAGCCATTCAAATGCTCGATGAAGTGAAGGAAAGCATTATCAATGCCTATGAGCTTAAAACCGGCCAACCCCGGGCGAAACTGTCAAAGCTGATGGATGGTGAGACATGGCTTAATGCCAATAAAGCGTTGGAACTTGGTTTTGCCGATGAGATGCTCTTTGAGAGAAACGAGACACAGGATGACGTGATGAATTACAGTTTTTCCCGGCAGGCAGTGACCAACTCCCTGCTAGATAAGCTGATACCCCAACCAATAACCCCTGTAGGAATACCGATCGACGTGTTTGAGACACGATTAAATTTGATTAAATAAGTGGAGGAAACTGATATGAAAAGAATTTTAGAATTACGTGAAAAACGGGCCAAAGTCTGGGAAGATGCGAAAAAATTCCTGGATGAAAAAAGAAATCAGGATGGTCTGCTTGCAGCTGCCGATATTGAAGTCTATGAAAAAATGGAAGCCGATGTGGTAAATCTCGGTAAGGAAATCGATCGTCTGGAGCGTCAACAGACCTTGGATTTGGAGTTTGCAAAACCGATCAATACTCCGATTACCGGGAAACCCGACGGAATGACTGAGCCCAGAACCGGTCGTGGCAGCGATGAGTACGCGGCATCCTTCTGGAATGCCATGCGCAATAAGAGCCTGAGCTTTGAAATTACCAATGCGCTGCAAATAGGCAGTGACAGTGAAGGTGGTTATCTGGTTCCCGATGAGTTTGAACGCACCTTGGTGGAAGGTCTGGAAGAAGAAAACATCTTTAGAACCATGGCCAAAGTCATCGCGACTTCCAGTGGGGACCGAAAAATCCCAGTTGTGGCCACTAAAGGATCCGCATCCTGGATAGAAGAAGAAGGAGCAGCTCCGGAGAGCGATGATTCGTTTGGACAGGTTTCCATCAGTGCCTATAAACTGGGAACCCTGCTTAAAGTATCTGAAGAACTATTAAATGATTCCATCTTTAACCTGGAAGCCTATATTGCCAAGGAGTTTGCCCGTCGAATCGGAGCTAAAGAGGAAGAAGCGTTTTTTATCGGGGATGGTGTCGGCAAACCAACCGGGATCTTCAATGCCACTGGCGGTGCCCAGGATGGGATCACGGCGGCCAGTGCCACCGCCATTACGGTGGATGAGATTATGGATCTGTTTTATGCCCTTAAATCTCCCTATCGGAAAAGTGCCACCTTTATTCTCAATGATGCCACCGTTAAGGCCATCCGCAAACTCAAAGATGGCAATGGCAACTATATCTGGCAGCCATCGATTACCGCAGGAACCCCGGATACGATTCTCAACCGCCCCGTTAAAACCTCGGCCTATGTTCCAAACATCGCCGCGGGCGCTAAAACCATCGCTTTTGGTGACTTTAGTTATTATTGGGTAGCAGATCGCCAAGGCCGGTCTTTTAAGCGGCTCAATGAGCTTTATGCCACCACTGGCCAGGTCGGCTTTATGGCCACTCAGCGGGTTGATGGCAAGCTGATCTTACCAGAAGCCATTAAGACCCTGAAACAAAAGGCATAGGTGGACCATGAGTTATACGACAAAGAACTATACAACCGACGGCGGCGATAAAACTGTGATTAGCGGCACCCTCGACATTAAAGAGGGTGCTATTTTATTGGGTTTACCCCAAGCCGCCAATCAAGCCGATAGCTCCGCTACGACCATTGCGGGACTGGTGACAGATTTTAATGTCCTGCTTGCAAAGCTTAAAGCAGCCGGTTTAATGAAAACTGAATAATGAAATGAGGTGGCAGACATGCAGACACTCCTGGAAAAAGTCAAAGCCAATCTGATTCTTGACCACAACGAGGATGATGCGCTTCTACAAAATCTAATCTTTACTGCCACAGCATATGCGGAAAGCTATCAGAAAAAGGAAGATGGCTTTTATGCAAAGCATGATATGCATCCCACCACCGAACAGGCGGTGATTATGCTGTCCTCCCATTTCTATGAAAGCCGGGATGGCAGCACCGGGGGCTTTTTTGCTGACAATGTTCAGGCCAGCAGCCAGGTTTGGTTAGTGGTCAATGGACTGCTTAGCATGAATAAAGATTGGCAGGTGTAACATGAGTTTTGGAAAAATGAATACCATGATCGATCTGATCACCACCCAGCCGATCAAGGATGCGGAAGGGTTTGCAAACAAAGGCGATACCACCATTGCATCGGTGCGAGCCTACAAAGAAGATCGCCATGGCAATGAAAGCTGGAAAAACAGAGCCATTTTTACCAAAGCTTCGGCACTTTTTAGATTTAGAGCCATTCCCGGCATTGCTGTTAAAACCAACATGATAATCGTCTGCGATACCGGACGCTACAACATCGTCTCTGCTGAGGATGTAAAAAATCGAGGGATGTACACCGAAGTGCTCTGTGAAAGGATGGAAACCAGTGGCTAAAATTACGATCAAAATGCCGGACGATTTTCTGCTTAAGATCTCTGCCCTGGCTGAAAAGTCCGATGAAATCATTCCGAGAGTTTTGAAAGCCGGTGGTGATGTCGTACTTGAAAAAGTCAAAAGTAATCTCAGTGCGGTCATTGGCAGTGAAACGAAACTTAAGAGTCGCTCCACCGGCGAGCTGGAAGCGGCCCTGGGGATATCCCCGGTGAAAAAAGACAGTGTTGGTAATTACAATCTTAAAATCGGCTTTTCCGAACCCCGATCCGGTGGTGAAAGTAATGCCAAGATCGCCAATATTCTGGAATACGGCAAAAGCGGCCAATTACCGAAGCCTTTTCTCAAACCGGCAAAAGCTAAGTCGCGAAAGGCTTGTGTTGAAGCGATGAAAAACAAACTAGAAAGTGAGATCGAAAGCCTATGAACAGTCTAATCGAACTCAATCAGATCATTAGTGGACTCAATATTTCGGTGGAAACCGGGAAATTTTCGGAAGAACCCGCCTATGAGTATATGGTGGTAACCCCGCTGACTGATACCTTTGCACTCTATGGCGACGATCTACCCCTGCGGACGGTTGAGGAAGTGCGGATTTCGATCTTTTGTAAGAATAATTACATTGCTTTAAAAAACAGACTCATTAAAAGTCTGCTCAATTCAGGCTTTGTCATTACCGATCGGCGCTATGTCGGTCATGAGGATGACACCGGCTATTACCATTATGCCATCGATGTGGCAAAAGACTATGAAGTGGAGGAAGAATAATGGCACAAATAGGACTTAAATATCTCATCTGTTCAAAACTGACAGAAACCGAAACCGACACCA